GTAACTTTTATCTGTTCCTTGTCTTTAATGCCAATGTTGTCAGAATTGTATGCATTTATGAAAGTACCACCTGCGGTAGCGATAGTCAGGCTATAGTCCTTTCCTTTAATGTGTAAAATACACTTGCGATTTGCTTTTGCACAAAAAGACCGATAAGTGTCTTCGTCCCCTGTCTCGAAGTTGAGTTCAGCATAGCCCTGATCTTGCATGTCGATGATTTTGAATCCATCAATCTCTTGTGGTGTTATACTCCCGATTTTAATATTATTATCGTCAGGATCAAGTGCAATCCCGAAGCCGCAAGAATAGTATGCATATTCTGTCGCAGAGCTTGTACCTCTGTTTTCATGGTATTCTGCCGTTACGATAAAGGCTTCTCCGACGGCAGCACTCGCACTAAATGTCATATCGCCGTTAATTACCCCCCCGTGCTGACATTTAATGTCCCTGCGGTATAGCCATCAGCAGGGATAACTTCTGCTTCATAGGATGTACCCTTTGGGATAGTAAAGGACGATGTGTGATCCGTACCCCCGCTCTTTTGCGGCGTGTATACGTGGATTGTCTGATTGGCACTTTGTGTAATTGTTACATTGACATAGGTCACGGCTTCTTTCCATGCAGCATAGATCACTCCGTCTTTTTCTACTCTTAAATGGGTCGCATTGGCATCTGTGGTACTTCCTAGCTTTACATACCCTTTTGCTCCGTCAACTTCAAGAGCGAGGTAAGGACTGCCGCCTACTTCTTCGGCTGTTGTATAAATATTACAGGTCTCTTCCGTTCCGCCTGTTTTGAGAATGTGAAGTTTTTTTGTAAGTGTCCCCATCGTGTCCTCCTAGTCCACCCATATTTTTTTACCGTCAATATCCAACACTGTATCACGATTAACGGCTTTCAGCTTGTCTAATTCTGCATTTACCTCTGCTAGCTCCTGCTCGTTAGCCTTCAGATCTGCATACAGACGGTCGCGCTGAAGTTCGACGGTGTGCTTTTCTTCAGCAGTACATCCGCCTAACCAATGTATGATGGCGTTTTTTATTCTATCCATAACTCGCTCCCGTTGATACTAATATGACCGTTAGATAACGGAACATAATTTGCTTTAACGTAGTTTTGAGTGGCTACGGCATCCCCATTTACCTCCAGATGCATGTTGTCTCCACCCGTAATGATTTCTACGCCGCCAGTAGTTTGAATCGTGAAATCGCCAGTGCTACCATCTATGCTCGAATCGCCAATATCAATTGTGTGATTATTCATCGTAAGGTCGCTGTCTGCATTTTTTTTCATGTATGGGGTAAGGTCTGGAGTGCTTCCTTCAGTAATGTCAGCTTTAGTAATATATCCGCTGTCATTAGTAAGCTGACTAACTTTGGTCGGGACTGCATCCTGTAGTCTCTTATGCTCTATTTGTGCGTCTGCCTTGCTTTCTTTCTCGCCTATCTTATTCAAGATAGTGGTGGAGAAGTTAGGGTCATTTCCCAGCGCGGTTGCAAGCTCTTGTAACGTGTCTAAGGCGGTCGGTGCGCCGTTGACTAAATTGTTTACCACGCCGTGAACAAATTCAGTATTGGCGATGGTTTTTGAATTGTTTTCTGTTGATGGTGTCGGTACACTGGTTTCCCCTGATACAGTGAGTGAAGCAGTAGTGAACCCGTTTTTCAGCGCCGTGTTTAATTGGTTAATCTTATCAACGCACTCTGTTTCCAGCTCTTCCTTTGTCGCATACACGGTTAAGTCAGGTTTATTTTTAATAAATGCCTTGTTAGTGTTATCTGTTATCGCCCAATCTGCATTGACTTGACCGCCTAATAACGTTTCCAAAGAACTGTTTGCTCTATCTGCTGATGCCTTTGCGTTTGCTTCCGATGCTTTCGCCGCCGCCGCACTAGAGGCAGACGCTTTAGCCGAATTAGCAGAATTTATCTCCGACGCACTTGATGCCGATGCCGAATTAGCCGATGCGGTTGCACTGCTGGCGGCGGCATTTTTATACGAATTAGCATTGATTTCGCTCTGCTTGGCGTTAGCTTCTGCTGATATAGCACTCATCGCCCATGTTTTCGCAGACTTATTGCCATCAACGCCATCAGGGCTACTTTCGCTCATAGCCCACGCCTTAGCTAAATTCTCACTTGATTTCGCATTGTTTTCAGATGCCTTGGCGTTTAGCTCTGATGCCTTCGCATTTGTTTCGTATGTTTTGGCATTCGTTTCACTGCTTTTAGCCTTACCTGCGCTTACACTCGCCGCTGATGCACTGCTAGAGGCATTTACTTCGCTTGTATGTGCGGCACTAGCTGAATCAGCGGATGCAGTCGCACTATTTTTTGCATTGGTTTCTGAGGTCTTAGCGTTGTTTTCGCTCGCCTTTGCATTCAACTCACTGGTCTTGGCGTTAGTTTCACTGGTTTTAGCTTTTGTCTGTGAATTTGCACTCGCTTCTTGACTAGCTAATGCGGCGGCGGCACTATTGGCACTATTAGTTTCTGATGTTTTGGCGTTTGTTTCCGATATTTTCGCCTTGTCTGCGGATGCCTTGGCGTCAACTAATGGCTTCAAAGAAGTTTTAATTGTTTTGCCTTGCCGTGTGTGGACTATAAAATACCCGTCGCTATCTGTTTCTGCACTTACTATATCGTCACCATACACTTCGTTTTCAAGCCATTCCTGCTCTGTACCTTCATAACCATTTTTCTTAGCGACTTGGTACGCGCTTAACCCCTCGGCTTGGGTGGTGACTTCTATCCACTTATCTTTGTAAATATAAACCTTACCACTATTCTCTGTCCCATCGTCCAGTAAGTAGAATTTCCCAGCCTGCCCTGTTGATGGTAAAGAAGAAACAACGATAGTTGCGGCGAGTGACACGCCTTTGATAGCTTCTAGGTTGTTAATAATATAATCAAGTATTCCATCATTTTGAGAATTTACAAATGGAGTTTTCTTTCCGAATGTCCCTTGCTGAATGATAAAATCATTCTCATCTCTTATTTCAGGTGTTTGATATGCTTGTGGTCGCATAGTGTACCCCCTTTGTATAACTTACCTATATTTTAATACATTAAGGACTACACCTTACTACAAACCTTCTGTACGAGCTATTTGTAACACCCATTTCGCGCCCAGCTTTTCTTTTATTCTCGCAATTTCTTCTCCGCTAATAAATGGCTTGTCCGATTCAATAACACCATATTCCAGCCCATCTCTTTCCATCAGATAATAAAGTTTATATCCTTTTTGCCATGTATTCTGCATATGTGACTTCTTTCACCTGCCCTGCACCCGTCATCCTTTTTAACTCTTCTAATGCTTTGCGGTCTAAAAAGATTTCGCTTGAATGGATAATCCCATATTCAATATCATCTTTTTTAAAGTACAGTGTATAAATGTATGGCGATTCATTCTTGAATGAAATCATATAACGATTCCCGCCTTTACCATCTGCTGTACAATAAGCGATTCCCTGTTTCTTTTGCATTCCTCATCGCTTTTCTTTTTTTCTTCTTCTAACTTTTGCTTTACAGATGCATTAAATACACCTAAAATACTTTTCTGCTCATCAGTCATATCTGATTTCATAAGCGTTACAAGCTCTATCTTTCCTATCTTCGTGCCTACACTTATAATGCATTCCGTACCATCAATTTCCCATGACAAGATGTATTCTTTATCGTCTATTCCATCTTTGCATTTGCAAACTGCATTTGACGAGTTGACGATAGACACTTTGCCACCCTGAACGAGAAAACGCATAATTCGATTTACAATATCATTGATTATTTCATTATTGAACTTGCTCTTCTCATCTAACACTTTACGAATCCGGTCACATGGATAGTTAAATATTCCGCATTTCCTGTCAACACCGTTGTCCGTATATTCCACATCGCTGATTTTTCTTATAAGTTTCTCATCCCAATCAACGAGCCAATATCCTTTATTTGTGCATGCGCGTATAGTGCCATATCCAAAATTGATATTGTAAACCCTATCCCCAATCTTAAAATTACTCATAGCCGTCAATCTCCAATCTTAAAATTTACTCATCATATATTCATCCTAGCCAAGGTATTTCCCTTCTTTTTTCGCTTTCTCCCATCCTTCTTTTGAAAAGAACACTCTTGCGCCTTTTTCCTTGTGTCCCCAACAATCGGTATCAAGGATTGCAATTACATACTTATCGTATGTTCTAACCTCAATAATTTTTTCAATATAAATATCGCATAAATTCATTTTTGCTCACCTAAGTCCCTTGTATTAACACGGATAACAACGCCTCATGGATTCCCTTCCCATATTAAGCGCACAATCATATACAACATCATTTCATTCCTTAAAATACTCATTTAAAACATCTGCAATCTTATTGACGCATTCCCTAATATCTTTAATTGCTTTCAATTCAGAAGGGCAAAACAACAATTTATCGTCATTCAAGTCAATGCACCATTTTTTTAACGTTGCTTCTGTAATGCATGGTCTGATTTGATTATTAAATTCATTTCTGAAATTTTCTAAAAATTTTCGTGTGTTGTACTCCGGTAAATTTTTTGTATTCACTTTGATACAAACACCACCACTTACCCCTTCCTCTATTCCCTGTATAGCTATCTGTAACACTTTTTCGTCTACATAATTATCCTTTTCACTGTCATAAAGGCATTTCTCAGTCGCATCGTCGTATACCCAAACGGCGCTCTCTTTATCATAAAGTTCTAAAAAGTCCCTAACTGTCATTTGTCTTTTCCTTTCACAACAATCACCAACACTGGTTCAATGGTATCATCAATATAAATGTCGGTTATCGTTTCATCATATCGGCAAAACTCAGGGCAATAATCGGGAAAAATGTCGCACACTTCCCTATTTTTTAATTCTTCCAATGTATACGAAAATTTAGGATGACCAAATTTGCCACGTCTGCCACGTATTTTTATTGTGTCAATATTTTCGTACATAGATTCAGTTGAATTAGTTGATTCAAAAATAGCAAAATGCACAAGACTTTTATTCACGTTTTTTAAAACTTCGCTAACTGTCATTTTTATCTCTCCTTCATCACACACTTACGCCAGTGTGATACTCGAAATAGTCTTTAATGTATTTCTCACCGAACTTGTTAAGCATCCACTCAAAGTATTTTGCATTTATCTCTGATTGGTCTATCTCTGATTGGTCAAAAGACGACCAGTCACAAATATAAGGCGGGTCAAAATCAGAGTATACATAACGACTTTCTGCGTAATGTTTTTCCTGCTCCGGTTCATCATCGTCGAGCGGTATTTCTTCCCAAAACGTAACGTATAAATTTGGGTTACTGTCGATATAAATTTGTGTTTGCTCGCGGTCAAAAGAATCACATCCCATGACAACTTTTTCCAGCTCTTCTATGTCTTTCTTTGTAAGTTTTTCAATGTACATTTTCCACGCCCCCGAACGTCATATAAGAGAAATAATATGTGAAAAAGTCACCGATAAAAAAGCCCAACACATCTTTTCCCGTCATACATAAGTTCTGTATTCTTTTTACCCCACACTTCCACCCACTTAGCACCAATCTCTCTTCTTATTTCTTCTAAATCTTCACGGCTTAAAAGGGTTTCGCTCGAATGAATAATTTCATATCTATCAAAGTGCATTATATAAATATACGGCTTTCCTTCTAATGAAATCATGATTATTTCCGCCTTTCTTTAACATCAATCAACATCATGCCATGCATTATCGCCTTTTTTGTCGGGATAGCGATAGGAATACGGCATATCCATATCAATAAACCCGTTGTTATCAACACTCTGACCGACAACGATGACCGTATTGTAAAAGCGTTGATTTCTGCTTGCCCACGATTTTGCGCCTCTCAAACTTTTGGCAAAAACTATCGTTGCTTTTCTGAATGAATGTAAATTTTTTAATTCAACAACATAGTAAAACATTTTTCATTCTTCCTTCCAATAAATATCATCCGTTGATATTATAATACCATTTTATCGGTTTATCGTCAATACCTTTTACAATTTTATTTATGATTTCTCGCTCTTTCTTTTTCTATAAATGATACTATTCTCAAGACGTCTTGCTCTTCTTTGTTGTAAATTTTTGCTGAAAAATCACTCATGCAATTTTCTTCCGTAACTGTGATTCCCGACGCGCTCAGCATATCACAGAACCAATCTTTTCCAGCTTTGTATTCCGTATAAAGCGAAATATATTTTTTCTTAGTATGTGCAATCTCACTGAATTTCACGATTTCATTTTTCTGCATTTCTTCGATTTCTTCGCAAATGCGTTTATATGCGTTTGCCATCGCCTCAAAATAACGAAAGCCATGAATAATACTTTTGTCCATTTTCTAGTCCTAAAGCGGTGAACCTATCACCGCCTTTCCTTTCTTTTTTTAATAAATCTCATTCAAGAGATTTCTTTCTGCCATTTCGTAAACTTCCTTGGAATAATCATTCATCACCTTGCTTGTGTGAACAATGATTCCATCTCTTTTCAAATCTGCTATAGCAAGCTCTTTTCGTTCACAATAGCTTTCGTATTTATTCCCATATTTTCTCATCAGCTCATCGGCTTTCGATTTGCTAATGATTCCATTAAAGAAAAGTTTTCCAATTCTTACCAAAACATTGAAATAAGCATTTTCCATATCTTCATAATATTTAAATGCGTTTACCGCGTTTTTCTGCATACTGTTTAATCTCATTTGTTTTCCTTTCTTTCATCACTAAGAGGTTTTCTTCCTTCCCTCTGAATATAATACTATCACCTTATTAGTTTATTGTCAATACTTTTTACAGTTTATTTTCTGTATTCTGTAATTTAGTTTATAAGCGTTCAGATATATTCAAGTGTAACTTTACTAGCTGTTAGTTCAAAAACGCCTGTAATCAAAAAATAAGCACGTTTTTAAGCAAAATAAAAGCGGGTTTCCCCGCTAATATTTCTTTTTGAAGAATAGAATATAGGTCAGTATAAAGAAAATGCCTAACTCAATCATTCCAAATTCCCATTCTTACTCTTAACGTGCCGTTTTCATCGTACACGCATATAAGCTGGTCGCTGATAGTCATTCGTGCTCCTGTTGTTCCGCCAAGCTGACCTATGTTCATCCCCATGGCACTTAACGACTTTGCCGCCAGCTTTTCAGCAGTGATTGACCCTGCGTCTATATTCTGTGCTATGACGCCTTTATCAAACTTTGCCTCGCCTGTCACATGCAGATATTTCCCGTCTATGGTAGCACCGCTCTTATCGAGATTGATTTGGCTGATTATGTTTTTCCCATTGAAGTCTGTTGATTTGACCCTAAGATTCACTGCATCCTTTAATTGGGAAATGGCGGAGTATGACGGATTGTCACTGTTAAGCTCACCCACGATAGATGTGATGTTGTTTGCATTCTGTGTTACTTGTGACTGGATATTCTTTAAGCCGTCATTCACTACTGTCTGTATGGATGTGTTTAACTGCTTAAAAGCGGAATAATTCTGCGTTGCATTGTCAAGACTATTTAAGTTAGTGACTATCGTTTGAACGCTATCCGCCGTCTGTTTAATCTGTGACGCTAAATTAGCATCGCCATCTTTTACTAATCCTTCTATTTCCCCGTCTTTGGCTTGTAAACTGGTTATGTTTCCTTGTACTTTTGAAAGCTCTGTATTGAGAGACGATACTGAATTATCAATATCGCTAATATGATTGATATTTTCTTGAATAACGTTATCAAACTTCTTCATGGAAATGACGCCATCTTTTATCATGTCGCCGTCTATTTCAACCTTAACAACGCATCTTGTGGCTGGCGATTTCTCGCCCTCGCCGAATATATCCGTAAACGCAATCTTTACATCATATATGCCTGCATCGCAAAGGTAGCTAGTCACGTTGTTCGTTGACTTGAATGATTTCTCTTCTGAACCGCCGGAAACGTACACGTTCATTCCGTTGCATCCATCAGGAATTGGTTCTGCACTTATCGCCATTCCGCCTAGCTTAGGGGATACTCTAGGTGCTTTCGGCGTCTTAGGAATAGCTTTATTGTATTGCAATTCTGCGGCACTTGAATACTTCCCGACCGCTGAACGGGCATATAAATAAAGCGTTCCTTTTCTGTTTTCAAGCTCTATCGTCGCACTTGTGCCGCTTGTTCTAGCTAATAAGCCAACATCTTCCACGCCAACGTCAGTGTCATCACGGACTTCATAATAAGCTATATCGGCATTGGTCACTTCTTTCCATGTTACCGTGCATTTGTTTCCAAAAGTGATTTGAAAATCATCAGGAACATTCGGAAGCTCGGTTTTTAACGCCACTGTAATTTTAGTCTGCGGGGATAAATCAGGGCTGGTAGAAACGCTATACTTGTCTTTTGTGCATACCGCAATCTGATAGGTATCCCCCACGATAGCCTGCGGTATTACCACCTCTGTTTTCCCGTTCCCGCCGTATATCCATACGCCGTTAAATCCCATCTCATCGGCTGGCACGCCTTCTTTAAACGTCAGGTCATCCGCCTGTCCGTAATTGGTTTTATACCAAACATCTGCACTATCATAAGCATCTAATTCAGGCGGTGTCCAGTCAACAACAATGTCATAACGCGCTATTCCGTCCTGTTGCTTTCGGTATCTGTTTCTAGCCATTACACCTGTAACTGGTGGCAGGTAGTATTGCTGAATTGTATATTGGTACGCTTGCACATCTGCGAGGTCTTGCACATTCGCCCCAAAGATGTTATATGAGCAGAATTTGAAGTACACCTTTTTACCGATATCTTCTTTTTGGAAAGGTAACTTTGCTAAATATGTATCGCATCTAACAAAATCTGAACCGCTCGTATGGCTTCTCTTAGAGGTGTTATACTGCCCTCTGATACATCCGCTTAACGTGTAATTCCCGTTACTATTCATCTGTGCCGTCTGATAGCTGAAACATTCGCCGTCAATCCAGCAAAGAGTATTCCCGTTCTCTGCATCCTCTTTTGTGCCGCTGATAAGCTGGTCATTGCAAGACACTGTAATGGTGGTATCATCTGCCGATATGTCGCTTATGAGTTTCCCTAAACGGCTTGAATTTGTCAACTGCCCGACACGCCTATAGTTTATATTATCATCACTGGCATAAATATAGCATCCGCCCCATGACGTGTTCACACCCTTACCCGCAATCCAAACCTCATTCCCGGTTGTTGTTATATCAACAGGCGGCTGAAAGATAACAGGCAACGTGTTAGGCGCTTCCATATTAAAGTCCACGAACGGTCTTTCTGTTTCGTGTACATTATACTTTGCTTCGGTCACATCCATCGGCGGGCGGGAGATAGCAGTCAATTCTAAAAGCCCATCGGCATCCTCGGTTACACTGTTTATAATAGCTGGTTGATGGTCTAATCCGCAGGTTTCGTCTGTCAGGGTAACTAAATCGCCAACCTCCAGTCGGCAAAAAGCCCAGTCAAGTTTAAATGTATACTGGTTTCTTCCGTACTTTGCATTGCGGGCGAGCTGTTCCGCTAATCTAACCGCGCGTGATTTCTTATAAAGGTAATGTGCCTGTATTGTGTCTGATTGCCTAAGCCCGTATTTTTTAATATCATCCGTCAGCTCATAAGCAACGGTTTCCGTCTCGTAAGCATTATCCCTAGAAAGGAACTCCACTGGAAATTGATTATAGACTTCACTGGAATCTTTTCTCGCATAGGTGACTAATGCGCCGTTATCCTGCGGCAAGAAGTCATCACTGGTTAAATCATATGTGATTGTCTTATTTGGCATCCACCCGCCGACAGGTCTATCTTCCAAAGGAACAATCTTGAATCTGTCATTCGACCAAAACATATAGGCATTAGTGATGGTTGCGATTTCGTTGATGATTTCGCGCGCACTTTTTGCACTGGTTTCATCGGATGGCGTGGAAATCAGCATATCAGCATTGCGGCAATAGCTCCTATAATTATCTAATCCGTCAATCTGTACATTTCCCAATCCGACTTTATCTAATACGAACCGGATATAATCAGCAGGGTTTACGTCAATTCCATCGCCAGTATCAAGTAATTTCCCCTTGACTTCGAAATTATAGTTAGGGAAAGACGCACTATCCCCTAAATCAATAACGCCTGCCACATAAGCAAGCCCATTATAAGAAAGTGCCTTGTCAGGATGTTTAGAGGTCAGGTACGCCCATGGCTTCTGATTTGCTGAACCGACAAAAGCTGTTAATCCTAACGATGAGTTAGGATAGGTGTAAACATCTTTATCCTTCCAAATCTTACCAATCCCGCTGATTTCGCCTTCGCACAATCCCATAATGCAAGCCACGGTATAGGTATATGTTATGGTGGTTGTCTTGCTTCGCCCGCCCTTGCCGCTTCTCTGCGTTTCCCTGTGTTCGTGTGCGGTAAAGTCATCATAATAAATCACATTGCCAGTTACCCTAGTTGTCCCTAAGATTTCCATAACTGGACTGCCGTATTCTGCTGTGCCAACACTAAAATCGCTGATTTTATTAGAGCGTATTGTTGTGTTATGCCCCTTGAAAAAGCCCATGACTACCCCCTAAACCTATAAATCCCTCTAAGCCGTGATTTCCCTTTGGCATCTAAAAACATAACGTCATTCAATTCAGATAAAATCACACCCTCATCGACCATGGCATGACACAAAATATTATCGCCGATGTAAATGCCGCCGTGAGAAATGCATCTGCCGTACTGGTAAAGCAGAAAATCGCCCGTATCCATAGTTTCCACCTTGTCACATTTCGCTTTTACATAGTTCAAAAACCATTCATCACTTCTGTGTAACGCCCATTCATTTGAATACGGTTCAATATGATAGGAATCTTTCTGCATCAGTCCAGCATCTTCCAACGAACCTATAAGGAGCATCCCGCAGTCCACCCCATGCCCTTTAGACTTTGCCATGTTTACATGCGGCGTTCCTAACCATGATAAAGCGGCTTTCGCTATCTTTTCTCCATTTGTCACAATAAGACTTCTTTCTGCGGTTTAAAAGGCGCAACAACGGCTATATCATCACTGTCTTTAATGGTAACAATACCGTCCTTGTCGGTAGAGAATGAACCTTGCGGGTAATATTTTCGTATTGGAAATTCCATATTCAGTCCGCTTGTTTCCGCCTTTACATCAAGAGATACGACTAAACCGCCTGCGCTTGTAACTTCCGTCAATCCGCCGAAAAGGTCAATGCACCCGATGATTTGGCTATCTCTAAAGAAACATCTTCGCAAATACAATTTCGCCCTATCAAGAGCGCCAGTGTGTACTGCCTTGACAAATGACATGCCCTCAAGGTTATCATTCTTTCCGCCTTTTATGGTGATGCTCATCGTATCCACCACAACGGTTGAGTTCAACTGCACCTGCTCCCGTTCAAACATCAGCCCGTCATGGCGGTATACTTTTGAGTTATACGTTATGTCTGCATCCATATCTGCATAGTAGTAATGGTGTCCGTTATGCAATACCAATTCGTATATGTCACATGCCTGTATGTTTCTCTGCGTTAGAAGATAATTTTCTAATGCGCTGGTTACGTTCTTCATTATTCCACTGTCTCCAATGTCAGATTATCCGATTGATTGATATTCTTGAAAATGGCGGTTATCTTAAACCCATCGTTCTTCATGATGACTTTCCAATAATATGTATAAGACGCGGTTATTTTCCCGATTTGCGCCACCCTTAACTGGATGACGCCGCCCGATTCAATATAATCAGTTTTGGGCAATTCCACGCCATCCACGAATACATGTAAATCCGTTACTTTATAAACAGGTTGCACATAGTCGCCCATTTTCATGACGCATTGATACTGGTTTGTCCCTAAAGAAGGAAGCGGTATGTTGGTTTCTTTGTTATCTTCCGGGTCTAGGAAAAAGAACGGTTCATAGGCACCCTTTATCTGATTGATAAACCCGAACATGGTATTCTTCTCGTCGTCCGTGAGTGTTTGAAACTTGGTCACGATTGTCCATTTTGGATATTTCCGATTAGTCAATGTGCGGCATCGACCGCTACCTGCTGTGGCGATAGTGGTCTGCCATGCCGTTTCCTTGGTGGACTTCCATGCAAATTTACGTATATCAGGAAATGTTCTCATCACCATACCCCCGCTTTTGTGGCGAAATTTCTAGTATCGCTGAATAAGCCTTGCTTGATTTCTTTCAGCCCACCGCGTTTCAGGAAGGAACGAACTGAATTTCCGTCAATCGCTGAAATATTGATAGATACCGCACCGCCGATTGTACCGCCGACTGAACTTACAGAACTTACCACGCCGCCCGCTGAAAAGTGCTTTATCCTGCCCTCATTTAATGCGTTCAATGTTGGCACGCCTATTCTGTTGACTGCCTCTGCTCTTAACACAAACTCGCCATCAGAAAGCATCGCCGGAATGGAATCACTGGTGGACGTTCCAATTCCGCTTATCGCGCCGCCAGTCGCGGCACCTAATATCCCACCTGCTTTGACAGAATTTAAAGCAATGGACGCGCTAATCGCCGCACTGGTTAATTGGCTCATGGCACTGGTTGCCGCCTCTGTTATACCCGCCTCTGCTGGCTTTGTGGTTGCACCCATGACATTTGTTACCGTGTTTTCCACGGTCTTTACTTCCGTGCCTATGCTCATGGTATCGGTTAAGCTCTTAACACCCGTATCGCCAATCTTAAAGGAATCCGTAATTCTCTTGGTGGCTTTATCGAATGCATTGAGTGATTTTGTCGCTGATTTAAAATCCAATCCTTGGTTATTCTTGCCGCCGCCAAATAAACCGCCGATTGCGTTGACACCTGCGCTGACTGCCTTAGAACCGACTGCATTAGTTACGGTTGAACCAATGGTATTCTTGCCATCGGTACTTTTCCCGTTCTTTCCAGTTAAGCCGCCCAGTATAGACGTTGTAATCTGCGCCGACCATTTTTGCGTAAACTGGGAAAGGATAGACTTAAAAAGATTAGATACTAGGCTATAGACAGAATCCATAAGCGACTTTGTGCCAATGAAAGCATCTTGGAAGAAGGTATCAAGGCTTGACTGCATCGTCTTAGACGTTTGAGTGATGATATCCTCGACACTTAAATGAGACTTTTTCCATTCGTCGTAATACTCCTGCATTTCCGACTTTTTGGACTGCCAGTCAAAGTAATCTTTTCCATCTTGCGAATTAAGCAATTCAGTTAATGCCTGTTCATCGCCATCGTTAATTCTTGCATTTGCGGTTCTTTCAAAGGCATCTCTAATTGCCTGCTCTCTTTCCTTGGTTGCCGCAAGCACTTTGGCGGTCTTTTCATCTTCTGCGACTTTTTTGGCTTCCACGTCATCTTTGTAACGGGACAGTTTCTTAATTTGCTCTTCTTCGTCTCTTTCCGCTTGCTTGACCGTATTTTCGTACTGGATTTGTGCCAGTGTCTTGTAATCACTGGTGGCTTCGGCAGTGACCTGTGTTGTTTTCTCTTTAACTTTTTCTAAAGATTCAGCCCATTCTTTGTTAATTTCATCAATCTTGGCATTCTTATACGTTTCAAGCATTTTTTCGGCTTTAGACGTATCTATGTCATCAGAAACTTCTTTAATGTTTTTAATCTCTTTCTTCTTATTTTCTATTTCTGTATCAAGTTTCTGCATCTGATTTTCGTACTGGGTGGCGGTTACTTCTTTGGTGGATGTGTCAAGGCTTTTTTCTAAATCCTCTAACTGCTTTTTAGCGTTATCTATCTGTTTCTGACGGTCTATAACTCCTTTTGCGCCACTGGCGTCGTATTCGCCAAACTCACCTGTAAACGCATTATATGCCTCTTCTGCATAATCCATGCGTTTGCCGCGTTCTGTCCCCTTAGAACGTTCGTAATACTTATCTGTTACATACGCCGCATCTCTTGCGTTGTTAGTACCTTTTATCTGATTATATGCGCCTTTTTCCTTGTCCTGCATCTCATAAATTAAAAACGCTAATTGGCTATCGAGCGTATCTTCGCCATTAAATCTATCTCTTTGGAAATCTCTTAAATCGGTTAGTCTGCTTCCCTGCCATTGTGCTATGCCCTGCGCCGTCCCATCGGTCGCATTTAATCCTAAATCAAACGTACCGCCGCCGCTTTCCTGCATGAGATTCCCGACAATTCCTGCGGCTTGTTCCTTAGTGAACCCGTTCCCTATCAGGTATCTCATGGCATACATGGCATTGGATTCCCCGTCTTGCTGTTGGTTGTTCTTTGTTGCTTTTTCTACTTTGCTCGATGAACCTTTTGACGTTTTTCCTTCACTGTCTGATTCCCCAACCGCCATTATCTTGTCCATAATATCTTGGTACTGGTTTGTGAAATTGTCTAATGCTTCTGTATTCTTTTTTGTTGCATCCTCATTATCTTTTATAATCCTGCCATTTTCATCCAGCTTTAACCCCTGCTGAACGGCGGCTTCATAGGCGGCGTTATTTTCATTGGCGTCATATACATTTCGTCTAACGCCATTCCGCAATTCAAGCATGGTATGGTCTTTTTCATCGTACTGATACTCTTTCCCATTGTACGTATAGACTTTTTCGGACGCGGCTTTCTTCTTTTCTTCTTCATAAAAATTATAAAGACTTACTGCCGCCTCGCCTATAGCAACTGCAACGCCAATCCATCCGCCTGCAAGTGCAAATACCGCCTTTGTCAATACCTGAACCTTTGCAGTCGCGGATACTGACGCCGCAACGGTTTTTTCTCCTGCGACAATAGACGCATTCCCTGCCGCCTCTGTGACTGCGGTTAATCCTGCCGTTGTCGCGGTCGTTTCTGCCACTTTCCCCTGCGCCGCCGTATATGCTTCCACATATTGCGTCTTTACTGTATTAGCGGAAACAGTCGCCTCGCTTGCTACTTTTTTAGCCTGTGCCGTCGCGGTCGTGCCAAACTTATTAGCCGCTTGCTCGCTATCTTCAAATGCACCCGTCATGGTTTCGCCCACACGTTCTGCATCCGCTTCCATTTCTAAAGATGATTCTTTTACGGTTGCCTGTTTTTCTGCTTCTGCCTCTGCAACGGCTCTAGCCGCGGCATACGCATCCTCTATATTCTTTTTGAATACGCTAATGCTCTCATACGCTTTCGCCGCAAGTTTTAAACCCTCATAAATGGCAATCAGCTCAACAATAGTCTTTGTGTACGCCACCACATCTTCTTTGTTTTCGCCAATCCATTTTGCTAAATTCTGTAAAGCGGGAATAACTTCATTTAACAGTTCATGTGCAATAGGCGCAAGTGCAACACCAGCTACTAATTTTAAGCTGCCAAATTGCATGTTTACCTGTTGAATCTGTCTGCTAAGCTCGTGCATTTGATTAGCGTCCAGCCCAACACCCTTGATGGATGTTGCGATTTTAGCGACTTCGTTATACTGCTTTAATGTACCGACTAACGCCATGCCTCGTATGCCTAGCGTATTAAGCACAAATTCCTGCCCAGCGCCTGCTTTTTCGGCTTTTTCGTACCCCTCTGCCATAGCCTTTAATTGGTCGTTAAAAGGAAGTAACCGCCCTTCGGTATCCGTCAGCTTTACGCCAACTGCGTCTAATGTTGCTTTTGCTCTATCGCCGCTCTTCCCCGAGGACGCTAATGCGCTATCCAATCTGCCTAAAGCTCGTGCGGCGGTCATAGCATCCGCGCCGGTGCTACTCAAAATCCTGTTGAAAGTCGCCGCTTCCCCAATGGTCATGCCAAATCTATTGGAAAGCTGGTATAAATTCTCGCCCGCTTGTGTTGCGCCCTGCACCATGGCGGTAAGCCCGAACCCGCCTGCCGCCAGTGCAGATATTTTAGAGAATGTGCCAAAAATACTAGCGATTTTACCGTTTACGCCGCCTAAAGAGGATTCGAACGCAGATAAGGGGGCAACATCAAACGTTTTTTTGACTTTGCCCTCTAATTCGCTAAAGGCTTCATTGGCTTTTTTGGTATCAATCTCAATTTCGCCATGTAACTTTAAGTCATCAGCCATTTATTATCTCCTCATACGTTAAACATTTCGCAGAATTGTTCTTTCTCTTCTTCGGGTAACGGTTTATCATCCGGGTGCAATCCATAATAGATGGTTTGATAGGTTTTATTCAAATCTTCACTGTACGGTGTAAGCATCCATGCGGTAAAATACGCCATTCGCCTATCGTCGGACTGCATTTTTTTGCTATATGCATCGCTGACAGACAGATATTCTCCCATGGTCATTTTTTCAAACTCCCATGGTCTTAATCCCAAATACCCATAGGCGAATGGTTCAGACAGTTCAACCCATTCCGTAAGAGATTCTATTTTTCTGCTTTCACTTTTGCCGCCCTTGGAAGAAAAAAATCCGATTTAAGCAATACCGCTTCTAAAATCTTGCCTGCCAGCATATCAATGGTATTGCCATCTTCGATGAATTTATCCATTAAGTCATAGACTGTATCATCATCTCTTTTAATCCCCTGCAATCCATATTTCAGAATAGTTTTCATGTTTTCCACGGTCATTGCTTCGGTAAACTTTCCCTCTGCCGGATTCAGCAAAGCAAGGAGCGACTTTCCCAGTTCCCTTTCCATTGGAACGAATGCACCGATGGTAAGAACAAATTTATAATCTTTTCCGCCAATTTTAAAAATAGTTTCTTGTCTCATTATTCTTCTCCTAAATAAAAATGGGAACCCAATTACAGGTTCCCATGTTGTTACCCAGCAGTAACAGAAATCGCAATGTCCACTTTGTTTGCAAATTTCGCGGTAAGCGTGGTTGCCTGCTTGATTTTAGATAAATATTCCTTCTTGACCGTCAATGTGTCGCCCACTAAATCATAATCCACATCGTACTCAAGAGAAATCCCGTTCTCATCTTTCAACGCACGAATTGCGATATCTGCCGTGTTAAATTTAACGGTGGCATCTTTAGACGCACTAGCAGAAATAGTCGGCGAAGTTGCCGTCGGTGTTGGCGGTGTAACCATGCTAGAAAGTTCGCCGTTTCCTTCGATTGTCATCTTTACAGAAAGCGCGTTTTTGTGTGCGTTGTCATCCGAGAAAGCGGTAATCGTACCCCATCCTTGTCTATAGGAACCGTCCGCATACTCAATTCGGAATAATGCGGGTTCATCATTGATGAAACGATTATGGCAAATCTCAATTCCTTCATCGCCTAATACCCATAAACCACTAAAGGAAATTGACCAGCTATGAAGCCCCGCCAGTTTTTTAGAGTAATTCCCAGTGGTCTTGTCTGTTGCATCAATAGAATCAGCCTTTTCAGCAATAGGGGAATTTTGCTGACCGCCGATTAAAACCCATTCATAAGGATTAGCCTGCGCCGCCACATAAATAATAACGTCCTTGCCTGCGACTGCTTGGGCGGTATTTTTATATTTCGGAAGTACATCTAATTGTTCTTGCGTTAATGCCATTTAGTCCTCCTGTTGTATCTTAAATTTATAAACAATTATCCCATGATAACCCGTCATTCCTTCTTGGTATTCCTCACCATTTGCCGTGACGGTTGAAAGCTCGCTTTCAATCAGGCGATTGTGTTCCATCGGTAAATCGTAAGCGGAAATGAGATAAATTATATCATTCATAATCTCGCTCATTTCTTTTTTCCCTTGGGAATTAGAGAAAACATGAATATATTGAGTAATAGAGTGTGTGAAAAATGTCTTATTTTCATCAATAGGAACGTCCTGCATCATTCCTAACCATATGTATGGCAAAGTTATCTGCTCATCGGGAATCCTGTCGTACACAGGGACTGACTGCCCTTTTGAGAGTAACTGATATAACGATTTTTGAAATTCATTAAGCGGTATCCGTATATTCATAAATTCTTCACCACTCTACTCATAAGTTCTTTTATACAGGCATCGTATGCAGGTCTTAAAAAAGGTCTTGCCCTCATTTTTCTTGTTCCGTTTTCCACATATCCCGCATAATAAACATCGGAATACACTTCGCCTTTCATCCCTTCCACCTTTGTTTTGATTGAATTTCTTAATTTACCCGACCTGACAGGGGCAAGCTGTTTCGCCATTCTCTGTATATCTTCGCAGGTATCCTTTACTGCTTTTTCACAAGCAGAATCCAATCTCTTGGTGGTTTCTTCAACGTATTTTGAAAGCGAAGAATCGTCCAATATGATTTTAGCCACGGTTGACCTGTTTCTGCATTGAAAGCGTCAATACGTCGTACTTTGAACGGTCTATATAGAGTATTTCAAACATTTCGCTCTTGTATTCAACTTGGCAAGATGTATCCAGTCCCTCTAATTCGTCATCTATAATAATTTGCTGAACCATGCTTTCTTTCGAGCCTGTCTCGCCGCCAGTCATGCTCATCGACGGTTGATTTATTTTCGCTTTTAACGCGCCCAGCGTTTCTAGGGTACTCTTATACCCACCTTGACCGTCGGGCTTCCGTATGGGCTTATAAACGACGATAGACTGCAAATCATAATGCACTGCCGTCCCCTCAAAGTGACTAATGATACCGCCATCATACTTTTCCACTTTGGTGACTTTGTATTCTTCCCCTTGGTAGGTGATAATATCTTTTTTTACCGCCTGACTTGGCGGCTGATTGGATGGAAATATCTCATCGTTTGTATAGATACGAATAGCCCTGTCAGTCGTACCAACAGGGCTTATGCTCGTATCATTTGACGGTTGAACATCAGCAATGATGGTGACATCTTCGGTTGTTTTGTCCCTATACGTTCTTTGTACAGTATAGGATTTCCTAAACCATGCCATGTATCACTACCCCATTCTTGTAAGCACAGGTATAATCACCCGACGTTTAAGCCGTTCAAACATAATACCGTATATCGTTTTTGCCAAAAAAGCATCGCTCGAAAGGGATGTACCATAGGAACGGGATAGCGCGCCCTCGTGTTCTGACGTTACCTCTTTTGTAACGCCGCCGCTTGACGCGCCCTCGCTCATGGATAATTTTTTAAGCGTTAATAAGTGCGCAGTTAAATATATAAGTGCCAAATCGTATGCCTTGCCAAACTGTTTACGACTGACAAATACCGATGCGGTTTCAAATCCCATCTGCAATGTCCCCTCGTCCAGTCCGTTTAATTCAGGTGCAAGGTCAAGGAGTTTCTCGGTATCATACATTTTAACCCTCGCTAACTTTAATGGCGTTCAGAATATCCGCCTTGTTTTTGCATCCATCAAGGTTAATGCCCTTGCGGTCTGCGTATTCTTTTAATTCTTTCACTGTCTTTTGTTCCACTTCTTCTGCTTCGATTTTTGCCGTTTCTTCACTGACAATTTGAATCCTGCCCGCCCGCTCTTCTTCTGCCAGTTTCGGATAAGTCTTTTTCATTTCAGCAAAATCGCATTCGGTCGGTGTACTCGGTACGAGGAGTACACCACCAGCAATGATAAGATGAGATGTTCTGTTAATAACTTTCATTAGCAACCACTAGCCTTTGCGAACGCGAGCGGCATTGTAATGGATACGCCAATGGCTTCTGACAGGCACGACACTTTGTATTCAAGATTATTCGGCTGAACAGGCATCTGCGTGAATCTGTTCGGGATTTCAAACTTGATGTATTCAGGAATGAAGTTGCCCGCAATCATTACGTCTTTGCCGTTATCTGCCTTTTCAAGCTCACCAATTTTCATCCAGCGAATAATTTCCGGGTGTACGCCCTGTAAAAATTCGAGGATAGTACGGTCTGAATCTTTCAGACGGGTGGTCGCAAGGTGGTTATACGCCTTTGGTGCAAGGAGTACCGTGTTCGCCTGTTCCACCTGTTTGGTCTGTTCCGGAATGGATTCGATGAAATCATTCATGTCTCGGATGACATTTTCTTCGGTCTTTTTGGAAAGCTCGGTCGCATTGGACGTGCCATCCGCCGGAAGTGAGAACGCGGTAATGTTATCGTTGTTTAAGAACCCAATAACGTTGTGTGCGGAATCGCCATGCCATGCAATGCGGTTTAACTTTGCATCAATCGCGCGGCGTGCGGCGGATGCTCTCATGGCATCGAGGTTCATGTTGGCGAACATCGCATTGCGCAGTTCCTTGTAGTTATAACCATAAGCGTCGCCGACGGTTACAACGCGAACCGCATTTTCTTTAGCCACGAGGTCAACACGTTTCAGGTCGTCACCATAGTTAGAGATGACTTCTGCCATGCCGACGGAATCATAAATGCGCTGTACGGCGGTTTCTGCGCCTGCTGGCACATCGGTCATTACAGGGAATACAGTGAAAGCATTAAGCGGTGCTTTCTTTACCTGTAACGCCTGCTTACGAACGTAGGTAAGCTGTCTAGTTAAGAATGCGGATTCATCCGCATCAAGGTTCGTATTCTTTAAAATACGTGCATCATCTAAATTGATGTTTTTCATTTATTGTCCTTTCCATTATTGACGAACGCGAACTCTTACGATTTCGCCTTTTGATACAGAATCAAGGTAAGTAAACCCAGTCAGTGCCTTTACAGTATCCGAAGTTTCCCCGGTAGCTACGACATAATCAACATGGTCGCCGTTGGTCTTGATTGCCACGGTATCGCCAGCTTTTACATCTGCGCCAGCTTCGACATAAACGTCACCAAAGGTAATAACTGGTACAGAATAGCCAGTCGGGTAATACGGGGTTTCCGGTTCTTTATGAACATGTACCGCAATACCGATAGCCTTCGCGGAATCAGTATCAGCTTTAATCTGTTTTACCTGCTTCGCGGTATCAGTGCCTCTCATAACAAGAGTACCCGGCTCAACGCCGCCTTCGGACGCAAAAGAATCAATTACATGGGCGGTGGTATCTGCAAGTTGTCCTTTAAACGCGGGTGCATCTTCACCATACAAAGTGAACGGTTTAGCTTGTGCCATTATTTAACCTCCTTCAGGTATAATTCACTTTCGTCTTTTCTAAGACGTTTTTCGAGTTCTTCGACGGATAATTCATCAGAATCATCAGAATCTTTTCTGCCGTTCCGTTTACCAAGCTGCTGACGCTGTGCGCTCATTCCGTCGTCATGCTCCTTTGTTTCATCATCTTTGCAAAGGTCATAGCAGACGTTGATATAGTTATCGTCTTTGCCTTCAAGGTCGAATGAATCGCCGCGAACAGACTTAATGACTGCCACTTTAATATCATGTGCGTTCATTTCATCAGCTTTTTCAATATTATGGGATTTCGCAATGGAAAGCATTTCGATACGTTCTTTTACGGCAGAATCAAAATTAGCCTTAAATTCTGCATCTTTCTTTTCTGCTTCTTCTTTTAATTTCTTCACGTCGGCTTCCGCAGAATCGCATTTAGCCTGTAAGGTGGAAGAATCCTGCTTAGCCTTTTTAAGTTCAGCCTTTGCCGCTTCGCAATCTTTTTTAGCCTCATCAGCTTCGGCTTCTTTTTCCTTCTTTCCTGCTTTCAGCTTTTCGATTTCAGCTTTGAGAGAAGAAATTTCTTCATCGGTTGCTTTTTGCTTTTCTGCCATTTCTGCTTTGATAGTTTTTAAATCTTCATCAGCGCGTTTATCTTTAGCCGCCATTTCCGATTTCAGGTCTTGATTTTCCTGTGCTAATCTTTCAGCATATACCTTAACTTCCGGCGCGGTTTCATACTCTAAACCACTGTCAATACGAATTTTTACCATTTCGTCCTCCTTATTGGAATCTTCTATAACTTGGTCGCCATCCATGTTCAGCCTTGATACGCCAGCCCTTCCTCGGTGTACTATAGCTAAATGGTTATACCTAATGTTTCTCTGTACGGCGTCATAATGTTCGCCGTCAGGTGTTACGCCCGATGTTTCATCAAGGTCGAGTGTGTACCCGCAGGAAAGCTCTCTATCCTCGGTCGGCAAAGTGTATAAAATTATGTCTGCCACGATGTTGTTATCATCTTTTCTGCCTTCGGATAAAACCGTCCCCACTGGATGAAGTGCGTCAATATTCTGCGAATTGACAACGCCCTTGTGTCCAATGGTAATTGGCTTTCCTTTAAGAGACATGAGACTTTGCTCATTGAACGCCTCTTCGGGTGGTCTATACTCGCGTCTCACACTTCCATCAAAGTTTTGATAGAGGAGTACCCCCGTTCTCCCAACAATCGGTGAATCTTCGATATACCCCTCACCTGTTCTTTGCGCTTGAAACGCATATGTATCGAATCGTTGTATTTTATTTCACCTCGCTCATAATTTCGGAGAGAATTTTTCTTGCCTCTTCTTTTGTGATAATCTCTGAACTTACAAGAGTATTCACGGCGTTAATCTTCGCCGCCTCGGTGTTGACTTTCGTCTGTTTTACGGATGCTTTTTCCGGCTCGCTCATCGTCCAAAGCGGATTAAATTCTATAGTGTATTTTTCGGGAAGATTTAACCCTTTTAATTGGTTCAGAATGGATATAAGCCGCGATAACTGCGGTTTCATGTTCCGTGTCTGAATCCGATTTACCATTTTGTAATACTGCTCAAAATCGCTTCTTCCTGTGGCGTTTAGCCCAGCAGGGGAACGCCCAAACAGTATAGTGACTGGTATATTCGTTGCGGCGGCTAATGCAACTTCAAACTCTTCTGAAATTTGAGGTATACCGCCCAATGGCAATGCATATTGCTGATAATCATCCGCAGAATCAATGGCTATGGTATTCAAAAAGTGCCTAGCCATATCAATCGCCTGTAAGCGTTTTTGTATGATTTCTTCGCCGCCATCACTGGAAAGAATATCCGCCAACCCATTAAGTTTAAGCATGGATTGCGAAAGTCGGGAAAGTGCCGCAAGGGAAAGGTTCATTGAGGTTTCATACTGTATAAGACGGCGTTGAATCACATCAAACACGGTGCCGCCCCATCCATCTCTGTATCGGCGCTCTTCTTTTGAAATTCTTCCGCCTCGAAAGAGGAGCAGCCTGCTTTCATGTACGTTTATAGAGTTCCCATATTCATTTATAAGGGTGTACATGTACGGTCTGCCGTACTTCGGGTCGTTCGGGTCAGAATAATAACTCCCAGTTGTTGAAATATCTTGTTTTGAATAAACGTCTAGGCGTTCTACCCTGTCTGCTGATTTAATGTCTAACGGTTCATCGAACCGCCGCCCATCGTTAATCATCATAAGAATAGCCGAACCGCCCATCGCTCTTTCCCATGACAGTGCTTCACTGAATTTATTGTCCCATTTTATATCTTCAAGCTCTGACATAACGGCTTTAGATTGTTCTATCTCATCTGAACCGTTTATGAGTTTAAAGCCTTCCGATACCGCATCGTCTGCTGGAATCTCTACGATTTTTCTAGCAATCCCGTTATATGTATAAAGGTTGTCGATTTCTTTATCGTAAAGCGGTATTTCACTATCCACACTGTATGACGCGAACGGGTCACGAGATTTCACGCCCTGCCCAGTAAAGGCGTTCACAAAGCCGTCACTTCGTAAAGTTTTCTTTTTCTTTCCCATATCGTGCCTTTCGTAAATTTCTTATCATCACTATAGCATACGTTAATCTATAAATTACTACAGATATTCATGCTTTTATTTTTTCTTGTATTTCTATCGGCAATTCTTTTACACGGCTTTTAATTTCATCCATAGCGCGCCTGTGAATGTTGTACACTTGAGAAATCGACCAATGAGTGTTTTCTGCCACATCTTCCCATTGATGCCCTAAAATATACCGCTCATGCATGACGGTTTTGTCGTCACTTCTTTCAAGCATGGATATAAGTCCCAATGCATACCGTTGTAACGTCATAATCAAGTTGATTTGTGAAACTATATCTCTTTCCCGCCTCGAGAGTTTTTCTTCTATCCTGCATAGAAGGTCTTTCATTTCGTCCTCTTCAAAACTTCCTTTAATCGTGCGAATTTCTTTGATATTGCTCTTATTTACGGACTTTTCTGCTTTCATGGCTTTTAAGAGATTGTTTTCATACATGGTGTACTTAAAGAAATCTTCGACTGTCACTTGGTCAACCCTCCCCATGCGGAATAATTGGAAACAATACGGAAACCATCAGACGATGAATCAACATAGTCATCATGTAATAAATCAGGAAACCCATCCATTTCATCTAAATACGGCTTATTCCATTCCCCTTCAAGCATATAAATATTCCCGTTCTGCCATTGCGCCGCCATAGGTTCAGCACGAGTTATTTTATTTCCTGTTACCGGATTAGACATGAACGAATATCCTGTTAAAATCTTGGCATAGCTCCTAGACTGGTCTTTCCCTGCCTGCCCGGGGTCTTGCGGAATGAATATCTTGCTTGTCCCATACATGGTTTTATCCTGCTTGGCGGTTGATACGATTAAATCCCGTACATTTGCCGCATTTTTAGCCACGCGAATGCCGTCAAGGATGATATACTGCCCGTTTCTCATACGTCCCCATAACGTCCCGCAAGTTCTGTCAGGGTCTTTGTTTGATGTTGTGATTTCAGTTGCCGCTAAATCCCATGCACGAACAGACGTAAGCAGTTTATCAGGGATAGTCTTGACAATTCGTATTCCATTCCTCGGAAAATATAATCCAGCCGCGGGTTTAATCTTCCAATTCCCATTTAGAAGTCTTTCCCGTTCAACAAGAGACAATGCGTTCAGAGATGCTAAATAGCTCGGGTCAGCCGCTAATAACGCTTTATTATCATGAATGGATGATGCAATAAAAGTAACGGATTTGCATAAACTTATATCGACGCCGCTTTTTTCAGCACACTCTTCGGCAGTATCGCCCCAAATCACCGTATCATCCACACGGGTAAAATAGCGCTTTACGCCGCTCCTCTCTTTAATCGGGTATCCTGTTTCAGGGTCTATCCACCATGCTATAAATTTAGCCACCCATGAATCGGCATCAGGGTTACATGTCGCTCTGACATATGGTTTGACGCCGCATGTTGAACGGTTACGGGATAGCATATAAAAGAATTGCTTTTCGCTAAAATGTGTTAATTCATCGAAACAGTTTTTATTCACGATACCCATTTCTGTGATAAAATTGTTTTGAGAGGAAACGGTAAATGCCCGCACTGTTTTTTTGCCGATAGGAGTAACCACTAATGAGCAAAGAGAATAACACCCTTCCGAAAGAAATTTATCGTGACTATACGGATGTTGATACAATAATTTACGGTAAATACCGTTTTCAATATTGCCCTCACCATCCGAAAGCGAACATTTGGGGATTTGTTCAACAACACCGTCTATTCGCAGAACGCCGTCTTGGGAGATACTTGCTTGAAACGGAAATTGTGCATCATCGCAATCAAGACAAATTAGACAATCGCCTTGAAAATTTACAGGTCGTGACAAGGAGTGAGCATCAGGCAATTCATATGAAATTGCGCCGTCTTTCTTCCCACCCCGGCATGACCGCCGATGCAGTCGAAGAAATGCTAAAATCTCACGGTATAAAACAGACGGCGGCACATTTCGGCATAACAGTTCAAACACTTCGGGTTCATTTTCCTGATTTAACAAAGCCTTATGTTCGCCGTTCGCCAACGAAGATTGATGATAAAGCGGCGATTGAGAAAGTCCTCCTTTACGCCCCTGACGATAGGTATGGACTGCGAGAAATTGTTCAAGCGACTGGAATTTCAGCTCGTACAATAAAGCGTATTTGTGAAAGAAACGGTATAAAATTTGTTCGCAAGTCAAAGCGTGGAGAGCTTCACACGACTTATGACACTCGCACCGCGCAAGAGTTGATAGATGCGAATCCGCAACTTTCAACAAAAATTGTTGAATCTGCTTTGAACCCATCAATTTCTCGCCATTCTTTTTATAAACAGTATCCGCAAACAAACTATGTTTACCTGCAAAAGATACTGGATTACTATAATTTAAAATGGATTTATTCGCGGAATCATACGACAACCAGCCGGAAGTAGTAAGAAATTCGTGATTTGTCGATTGTATTTGACTGTTTCCGTGTTCATCCGTTACTTTTACACAATCTTTTTCTTCTTCTACCCCAACATGGGTTATAGTCTGAACGCCCTTTAGTGTCATTACCTTGTCACCGACCTTAATATCGGTGACTTTTTTATATGTTCCGTCGCTCATAAGCACAGGAGTATTTACTTCGCAACAAAGCGCGCAAATCTGTGACCCTTGCCATTTGTAAACATCGTCATCTCTTGCAAGGTAATCAAAGTTGATAACCGCTTTTCCACCAAACGTCCAGTGTGCCTTTGGTGACATGGTGGCAACCGCGTTAGGAAGCAGTCGGTACATTTTAGAGGATTCATCCCATAGACCGCCCGCCGCCATTATCTGCGTATAATTCTGTCGGAAAACGACCGCCTTATACCCTTCCACGTCCATATATCGGAGCGGCTCAAGTAACAGTGCAAACGATTTCCCACCGCCCGCCGAACCGCCAAATATACATATATCCGCACTTGTCGCTAGGAAACGCTCTTGCGGTCCCTCCTGCGGTTTAAGTATGATTGGATTCAATTCTCACCTCAAATAAAAAAGACAGGCATGGTGTCTGTCTTTTACTGGCTTTCTATTATTGCTGGATTTCCTTTGTATTAAACTTTGACATTTTGGCAGTAAACTTAATATTAGCAGGTTTTGTATACTCTTTCCCGTTAATCTTATACGAACGTTCCTTCACAATTTTAGTGTTGAACGCCGCAAATTTTGGAATTGTTACTTTGTCGCCATTTCTTAAATGTTCTTTGATTTTTTCAATAAAAAGATTGACAATCTTTTCTGTTTCAGATTTAACCAGCCCATTTTCTTTAGCAATTTCATCGACTAATGTTTGTTTTGAAAAATGTTCATTCATTATGCTTTCTCCTATTCTTTGTTCGGCATATATAAAATAACTTGTGGCTTGGTGCCTTCTTCACTTTCGCTTTCAGCTAATTGTTTTTCAGCAAGTTTCTCTTTCAATTTAAGCTCTGCCTTCTTTAATTTCAGCTCTGCCCGTCTTAATTCCATAAAGTCAGGGTTAGATTCCTGTCTTATTTTCAGATAGATTTCCGCCCACTTGGGGTTTCCTTTGGAAATTTGATTGAAGCATTGCAAAATCAGCAACATGTCTTGAATGGCGTCCTTGGGGTCAATTCCGCTTTCTCTCAACATTTGTATGATTCTTTGATTCTTAATTTTGCTTCTTCCGTATTCTTCGGCAAGCGTTCTTAGCGTTTTCCTTTTTTCATCAATCTCCCATCGCCTATTTCCGCCCCTCATCCCTAAAGCTCTTCGCTCATCCGGGGTATAATCCGAAAAAGTCTTTCCCATTGGTACGCTCCTTACTTAAAACTTACAGGCTGGCAGTCGTATCCTTGGGTTTTCATCTTGCTTAAAATAACTTCCTGTTCATCCTTGTCCTTACAGGATATGACAACCTTGTATTGAGTTGGTAAATCATCGCTTTCGTCCTTGTCTTTCAGTTCGTCAGCTAAATCATCTTCCGATTCTTCAAAATCCATGTCAGGAAATCCGAAACGTCCCATATCAAATTCATCAGCTAAATCGTTCATTTCGTCTTTCAGTAAGTCCATGTCCCACCCGCTTAGCTGTGCGGTCATGTTATCAGCTAGACGAAACGCCTTCGCTTGCTCGGGCGTTAAATCATCAGCAATAACAACTGGCACCTTCTCTATCCCTAAAGACCGCGCCGCTTTTAATCTTGTGTGTCCATTGATGATTACATTGTTCTTATCAACAACGATAGGTACTTTAAACCCAAATTCGTTGATGGATTCAGCGACTGAATATACCGCATTTTCGTTAATTCGCGGGTTCTTATCATACGGTATTAAGTCATCAATCGGCATCATCTTAACATTGAGATTTTCTGCTTTCATACTTCCACATGCTTGTCCTTCGTTACAACAATTTCAAATGTCTGTGCATCTTCTCGATTATTTACCATTTTATTCCATTTATTGACGGCATCTTCTTTTGAAAAACCCACCGGACCGTAGCACTTGCAATCTTCACATGCGGCACTAGGAAAGATAACGCCGTTTACTCTCACATTGTGACTTCCGCAAAATGGGCAAGTTTTTAGTGTTTTTTCAATCGTTTCAAGTTCCATCTGTTACCTTTCGTAAATTGTCTAAACATTGTCTTGCAAATACAACATTTCCTGTACCAGCCGCTATGCATCTAATCGCTTTCGGCAAGATTTCATTGGCAGGCTTATGTTCATTGCAATCTTTCACAATTTCTTCCATTAGATTTTCTGTGAGCTTGGTGTATGCCTGCTCTCTAGCCCAGCAGGAAATAACAAATTCATATGCTTCTTGATTGGTCATGGGTCAATGTGTGCCTTTTCTTTTGGATTGCATTTACAGAACGTTTCAGCAGTTTTGCTATTTCTCTATCCGTGTAACCTCTGTCTAATATGATTTTCTCTTCATCTTCTGTGTATCGGCTATACTTCGTTCCGATACCATAAAATCTAGTCGTTTCCCTGTATCGGGATGCGCTTCTCTTCTTGTACGCATTGAATTTTTCCATGTCGCGATAATACTTTTTGCACTTCATCTTGATTAAACCTCTTCGGCTTTTCTTCGTATACTTTCACAAGTTCTTGGCAATACGCCAGTGCTTTTTGGGCATCGCTTTCTTCTTGCCCTTTATCATTCATCCGCATGATGTATTTCAATACGTTTCCTCGATAAAAGCCCTTGCGTTCTTCGAAAGAGAAACATTGTTTGATTACGTTAAACGGCTGTATCGGGTGCTTTTTGTATTCATAACCAACGTCGTTCATTAGTCCGTACTCCCTATACCGCCAGTGCGTTCATTGGTAATTTCTTTTTCATCGTCTACAGTCAGATATTTCTGAAAAATGCATTGTGCCACTCTTTGCTTCGGCTCTAAAATCACTGTTTGTTCGCCAAAGTTATGCAGTGCGATAATGATATTTCCGCCATTGTCTTTGTTTCCGAAATAATCGCTATCAATGATTCCAGTCCCGTTAGGAAGCATAAGACTTTTCTTGATTCCGATTGATGAACGGACGTAAATTGCTAAAAATTCATCGTCATTCATTTGTGCGGCAATACCGCTTTCAAACTTCACTGTCTCCCGCGGATGAATAATGATTTCCTTCCCGTCAGGTACGCATAAATCGTATGCCGCACTATTCCTTGTCTTTCTCGTCGGGATAATCGCATTGTCTGATAATTTTTTAAAGCGTCTCATTCGTCCTCCTCGATATCTATCTCTATTCGTGGCTTTTCGCAATCCTTAATTCTTTCCGGCTTGACGTGAACATATTTAGGATTATCATCAGCAATCACGCCAACTGCCGTAAACGCATCCATAATAAATTTAAGACCAGCAAAAATGTTGTCATCATCACGGCGATACTTTTTGTTGAACGGTTCGTAAAAACGAACGTTCACAAGGGCGTGATTCTTCACTTTCCTGCCGCAAGACTGCCGACGAAACACTAATTCCAAAGGTCGTTGCGCCGTCTTTTTCAACGAAGCACTAGAATATCTATTCCTCCGCGCCTCGTTAATCAGCTCATTCAGCCCCGGCAAACGACCGTCAACCTTAAAAACCAATTTCATGTAATCCCTCGTATTAAACGAAACTTGAAATTTTAGCCATTATAGCCGTTTCCATTGCTAAATGGTAAGTTATACTTAATTTGCCTTGCAAGCGAAAATAGACCTATTTTAAGCAGTCCTAGACCCCTTTATAATTTTGAGTGGCTTTGCAATCAGCGTAACCACAAGCTCATTGGAAATCGTTTTGTTTCCATCCGCTCCAACAAACGGCGTTACCGCCCAGTATCCGCTGACTTCCCAAAGCTCGCCTTTTTTGACATTTTCTGCGATTGCCTTAGCAAAATCGCCAAAAGCAATGCATGTAATTGTGTTTTTGATTTTTTCTGTATTGCCGTCCGCAGAAATTCTCGTGTGTGTGCAAGTCAGTTTAAATTTTACTTTCTTGCCACCTTTTAAAGACGGCGTATCGAATACTGTGCCTAAAAGATTTACTGTGTTCATGTTTACCTTCCAGTTTAAGTTCATCATTGCCGCTGTTGTTTCCGCGGCTTGTAAAGTTTTACTTAACTCCAATTATACAGCTATTCAACTTTTTACGCAACCTTCTATTTTCCCCCAATACATCAACAACGTGGGGCATCATCATTTCATACAGCCTGCTTCCGATTGCTTCGTCTAAATCCAGTATTTTCCTGAATTTAAATTCGCTTGAGATAATGGTTATACGTCTTTTAATGTATCGAGCGTTGATAATATCAAACATGATTTGTAAATCCTGTTGTGACAGTTTTCCGTTCGTTTCTGCGCCCTTGAATAAATCGTCAATATACAGGCACGGTGCTTCCTTCGCCTGCCTAACCAAAAGGTCGTAAGTCTTGGCATCCGAATACATCGCATTTTTGATTTCCTGTATTCTTTCCCTGTACTGCCAGTAATAATGCTCTTTGTTCAAGGCTTGACAGATTGCAATACAGATATGCGTTTTACCGCCGCCCGACTTTCCGAAAAATCCAATCCCCAAAGAATCTTTTTTCTGCAAGAAGTCGATGGCTTCTTTTTTCATCTGTTTCGCCATCGGCGTATCCGCAATAAAAGTATCAAGTTTGTATTTCTCGTAATCCGTAACTGATATTCCGCTCTTTTTCAGCCACTTAGCACTTAATCGTCTTGCTTTGCAATCAGGGCAATCCATCGCCTTGGTAATTCCATCCTCGATAATGAAGATAGTCCCTGTGTCTTGGCAACGAAAGCATTTGTACTTCTTCTCTTCCACTGGTTTAAGGTTATCCCCCATGGCTTTTCTCATTTCATCAAGTATTTTTTGTACATCCTGCATCACAAGTAACCTGCTTTCTCTAATTCCGCTATCTGTCTATGTAAGGTTTCTTTGGATTCCCTCTCATCCTCATCTGCGTATCGTGAGCTATAATCGTTTTTCCATTTACTGTTATTCCTCATCCAGTTTCTCACTGCGGCTTTCCAATCCTTCATCGGCGATTTGCCGCAATGCCAGCCGTTCGCTTCATAGTAGTCATAAAAACGTTCGGCATCAAAGTTATAGTATCCCTTTTCGTCGGCATAGGTTTTTATCTCATCAACTGTTGGCTTTGAAAAGCACTTTCGTTTTGGCGATTCAATTTTGGGTTTTTCTTTATATATTTCTTTATCTCTCAGTATATTTCTCTCTTGTATATCTCTCTCATATAAAGGAGGTATCATTTTTGATACCTCTCGAGTATCATTTTTGATACCTGCGGGTATCATTTTTGATACCTGTGAAGTATCATTTTTGATACCTGTTTGAGCGGATTCATTTTCTTCGTAAAACGGATTTCTATCATCATCAAGAACAACACTTGCTTTATTATTTGCTTCAATAATGTCATACGGATTTACTAAATAAATCTTTTGTACAAGACCTGTCCCTCTTTTTTGTGTAACAATAAGTCCGTGTTCCTCTAATGCTTTGAATATCCGTTTTATCGAAATTAAAGAACGCCCCATCTTTTTGGCAAGCTCTTTTTGCTTAAAAAAGATAAAATAACCGTTCTCATCACAAAACCTTTCATCTCTCATCGACATATCCATTCTATGAGAAAGTACGGTATAAACAACTTTTTCCGCATCAGACACATTTTGAAAAAACGGGTTTTCAAATAAATCTATGTCAGCTTGAATGAATGCGCTTCTAACAACACTGTATGGACTTTTGAATTTGCTATTCTTATATTTTGATGCATTCATTGTTTTTCCCCTTTGATTATTTCATCTAATTTCTCAATATTCCCTATATAAATTTTGGCTGGTTTACCTAAATACTGATTTTCCGTCCGAATTAAGCCGATTGATTTCAGACTATCCATCCAATTTCTTACGGTTCTTTCAGATACATCGAATGTACTAGCTATCTCCTTTTTCGAGACAATAATGAAATATCCGTTTGCATCTAAAAATTTTTCGTTTTTAATGGAAATTTGCAATCTATTTCTGAGCCAGCAATACAAGATTTTTGCATCCGATGTAATACTTCCGAATAAATCTTTGCGAGTGATAAAGGCTGTTGGGAATTGCCAGTAAGAATGCAACGCGCCGAAATCATACGGCGAATAATTGGCACACTTCGCAAAATCGGTTATCTTGAATCGCTTATTCATTAAGTCGCTCCTTCGATTATTTCATCTAAATCCGCAACATATGTTTTGGAAACGTCTAAAAAACCATTCCGTCCTCGGCAAACCAACCCATATTCCATTAGCTTTTTCATCCAAACGCCAATAGTCTTACCCGTTACTTCAAAAAAATCTGCCATTTCTTCGCGGGGAATAGTTACATACATCCCATTCTCATCTTTTAGACCGCATTCGCCCAATTTATAATGCAGATAGCAGTAAAAAATTTTTTCAGAATATGTCAAGTCACTGAATAAGTTGGCTTTTGTAATAAACTCGGCTGGAAATAGAAATGGATGTTTGAACCGTTTGTATTCTTGAATGCCATTAAATTTATTCATTCTTTTCTCCTGTGAAAACAATTCTATACAGGTTCGGACTGTTCCTGTCCCTTTCAACGCGGATAATTTCACGCTTTTTCATGGCATAAATAGCATTTCTAACCATTCTATTTGAAATCCCGCTATCTGCGGAAATGTCTCTCACTCGATAGATAACATAGGGTTCATTTGATTCTGTTTTCAGCCTGTCTTTCTTTCTCTTGTCCATCAAGAACTGATAAACGGCTTTCATGTGAATGGTTAAATCTTTGTATTCTTTACCGTGCCAAACATCATATGCGCTAATCATTGTTATCCCCCTTTCTATTTTCAATTCTGAATTTGCAATAATTGTACAATGTTGCTATTGCAAAATTTCTGTCTGCATCATCAATTTTCATCATGACGAAAAAATCATCAATAGCGTCAATCAATGCTTTTTCATCATTGCAACTGTTAATGCAGTTTTTAATATTTTCCAAATCCATAATCTGCTCATCAATCTTTTCAGTAACTCTCTGCTTAAAGTGTTCCATGATATTCCCTCTCTAACGTGTCTAATTTAAGTTTACAGGCGCTTACGCATGAATTAAGTATAACTTTATACTCATGGCGCGCAAACGCCATGTAAACGATTTTAAGCAATTTCTTTTGCGAGCTTATCAAAATAGTTTGCAATGTACTTAAATGCGGAAAACTCATTCCCAAACCTAGCTAAAGAATGATTGTTTTCATCCTTAACCAAAATACCGCCGCAAGTGAAATTCAGGTTAAGAACCCATCTATCTTCCACGCAAATCATAGCGTCAAAAATTGAAATTGATGTTTCTTCCCCGAAAAACGGCATTACAGTTAATTCTGTGGTGACCATATATCCCTTATTTTGTAATCCTTCTTCCAAAAATTTGATGAAACTGATTTTGTCATTGTCATTTGTTGTGATAGTCATTTCTCTTTTCCTTTCCTAAACTGTTTCTTCATCGGATGACTATACAATACCACCATATTAGCTATGTGTCAACACCTTTTTAACTATAAACTTTCTTTTTACGCACTAAAAAACGGCGAATTTATCGCCGCTTTTAAGTTACATGTAATAACGCATGCGCTTTCCTTTATCATCTAAAAGATACGCCCATACCCCACCTATAAATTCCTGATGTTTGACAGTCTCTATCAGTTTTTTCTCACGTAGTTTCTTCATCGCCAACTTGATAGACGTACTTGTGACATGGAACAATTCTGCCATGTCATCAGATACTAGGATGATATAACTATATCCATCGTCATCCATCAGAACACGACCACCGTAAAATTCGTCGCAAATATACATGTAAAGCCAAAAAGGAGTATTTGCCATCTCATAGGCGTTTCTCATGGCTTTTCGTGGTACAAGCATAAATTTATCTGACAGCCAGTTATCATACTCTATTAAAGCATTCGTTACTTCGTGCATTTTTCACCTTTTTCAGGAAGTTTTCACACTTTCGTGGAATTTTCACTTTTTCGGGAAAGTTAGGCTTTTAGATTTGATATCTGCTTTCACGGATTCCACCAAGTTAATGGCAAGAGGAAGAAGTGCTTCTCTCTTCCCCTGCACGTTTGCAGAATTATCTAAAATCTCTTTTCCTTCTTTTACATCAATGATTCTTAAATCGGCGGTTGCATTATATTTGATGGAAGTATGGAACATTCCGCCCGGTGCATAAGCGTTACCTAAGACATTCACAAGAACAATGTAATCTGCATCCACCTTTTTCCCGATTTCAATGGCATCACTCAATCCAAGCCCGTTCATTGCGTTAATGCGATTATCCGTCACATAATTGATTGCCGCTCTTCGTCCTTGCTCGTAATCAATCATATCTGTCCCCATAGCCAAGCAAAGATTCTTGAACGCATCATTCCTTTTTTCACGTTCCGAATTGCTTCTAACAACTTCGCAATTCATGGTGAGCAGTGTAAACGTTTTAGGCGTTTCTGCATCAGCATACCCAAATCCGAATAAGCAAATCAAAATGAATAATAAAATCTTTTTCATGGCGATACCCCCTATATAAAATACTGGCTATATTCACATTATACTACCTGACGGATTCTATTTCTATCTAACCATTTTAATTTTACAACATCATTTACAAATCGGAAAAGGTTGTCTTTAGTTACCCGGTCTTTTCTGTCAGAATAAATAAAATGCGGCGGCTTTTTGATTATTGAATACCTGAATTTTCGTCTGTATTCTTCCGATTCATCAGCTTCAAACATATAATCACTGTTTTCCCAAGGTATCGTTATTTTAACCGTCCATCGCTTTTTACCCATATGCTTCTCGCAGGATGCACGATGATACCAAAAGCCCAATCCATTTATTCTAACAAGTTTCAAGTATTTCAAATCATCTTTCATAGTGAGCATAATTCTTTTAATCCTTCTGTCATCTTCTTTATTGTCATATTTTTTCCTAAATTTTCCCCATAATATTTTTTAGTACACTCGAAAGAGCAAAAATATAGCCCTGCCGAGTGCATCCCATCAACATCCGTATGAATCGAATACGGCTTAAACATTTTCCCGCACACCGCGCATTTACGCGGCGGATAGTTTACCTCTTCCTCAACGGCGTTAATGTCTACATATCCAGTACGCGCGCACTTATGAGAACAATATTTCTGATTTTGCCGTACAGGGCTAAATTCTTTCCCGCATACTAGGCATTTTCTAGGAGGAATAACGACCTTCCTTTTTACGTTGTGGTCTTGCATATAACATTCATGAGAGCAAAATTTTTGGTTATGCCTAACCGGAATAAATTCTCGCTTGCAAAATTTACAAATCCTTTTTTCCATGTTCTTCCTCATACTTTTTATAAAATGCCTGACAACAAGCAAAGGAGCAAAAGTTTTTCCCAGCAGGATGTATCCCTTGCTTGTCCGTATGTATTTCGTAAGGCTTGAATAATTTCCCGCACGTCAGGCAGTTCCTTTTTTCATCTATGCTTTTATCCTTATGAAAACTATTCGCAAAATCGAGCATGGCTTTGAATCTACATGCATATTCACGGGCTTTCCTTACACTGTTTTCTTTAAGGCAAGCGGCACTGCATGTGATTTGTCCCGGATTGTTTGTCTTAAACTTTTTTCCACAAATTATGCACTTTTTTTCCATCATTACAGTCCGTTTTTCACTAAAAATTTAGGGCTAATCGCTTTAACGGAGAATCTTCCGTCAACAAAATACCCATCAGAATCCTGTACGTTAATTCGTTTGATTGGACGAATTACAATGCCTTCTCTCTCTGTGTTGTACAGTTTAGATTTTCCGACACTCATTTCTGTTAGCTTATCTATATCATCAATGAGTTCAAAGTTATCGTCCAAAAGGGGAACGAGGTCGAATCCTGCATTTTTTAATTTATCGCGAGCGGATAATTCATTTTGCGGGAATTGGTTTTCTTCGCGAAGGTTGTAAATAAAAATGTTTTTCTTTGGCAGCTTGTATTTGTCTCCCTGAATACCTGCACCGATGATTTCGCCCTGTACGACTGTGCCAATGGGAAAATGTAATAATTTTTCTTTAAATCCTCTTTCTTCGGCAGTCTTGTACATGAAATTTGCATGGTCAGTGATTTCGAGGTTACGACTGCATACATGAAGTTCTTTTTCATCATCTAAGAAGGCAGTGAGTGATGAACCGTCGAGCTTCTCGGTAACAACACACTTTGTACCTTTGTACCTAGTTAAATATTCCTGCAATACTGCAATTCTAGTTTCATCGCTTTTGGGAATCCACGATGGGAAGCGTGCGCCAGCCCCGCCTTGACGGTTGTAGTCATCAGGTTCCCATTTTTTAGCGCCCAGCACTTGCGATACATCATCGTTCAGCTTGTATGTCCCATCAGGAAGCACGCTTAACGGAAAAGCAATCCCCTGTGAGTAAATCCCTCTTAATTTTTTGGTCTTGATAGGCTTACCCTCAAGAAAAGCAAAATCAGGGTTATCTGCTGGAAGAATCGTATCAATTTCGCAATATACGACACTATCCCCCACTTTAAACTCACCCTTTTTCGCGACACAATGCCATCCCATAACTTTAATTTCCTCAATTTTGTCAGCATTGGGGATTGATGCAACTTCTAACACTCTTTGAACACTCGCTAATTTTCTCATTTGGCATACCTCTTATAAATGTTCTTAATCTCTTTATCGTGAATTTTGTTGAAAATGGTGCATTTCTCGCTTGACAGGTAGTCCTTTAATGTTTCAACCCATCTCTTTTCTTTTGAACCATGGCAATACAAATCGTGACAACGGGCGCAGACGTCCACAAGGTTATCTATTGTGTCTGAACCGTATGCAGAACGAAAGCGGCAATGATGATGATGAATGTTCCATGCGCTACCACATATAACGCACTTGTTTCCGTCACGTTCATCCACCAGCTTACAAATTTCTTTATAACCATTTGGTTTCAATCTCAAACGGTTTTCTCTCGGAAACATTAAACCTTCATCTTTCATGTCTCATTTTCCTTTCCTGTTCGCATGCGTATTTAAGCAATCCAACATAGTATGCGATAACTGCTTTACTTTCTTTGTCTGTTTCATCGCACTGAAAATTCATTTCTCTATACATTTGGTCAATATGAGACTGCATGCTTTCAAGAAAATTACAAAATGTTTTATCGCTTTTCATTATTAAGACCTTTCATCATCTCGGCATATTCTTTTGGCGTCAATGTCGGTATGCCTAACTCTTCTGCATCAGCTATTATCTTGTCGATAAAAAACGTCATCTCTTTGCTGTCATAATAGTGCGTGCCAAAATAGCAGATTAAGTTATACATGTTTCCTTCGACTTTCAGAATGTCACATATATTTCCTAACGCCATTGCTTCCCATTGCTTTTTGTATGCGGCATAAGCGTCTTTGAACACCCATACAGACGCATCAAAACGTCCAACATCACGAATGTATCTTAGGTACAAAAATTCTTTGCTATGCCCGCCGCCCATGAGCCGCGCCATCTTGTCCAACAATACCCACATATAAGCGTTCGCGGAAAGCGACCGTTTCTTTCTGTATACCTTGATTTCGACGGATAGCGGTTTATCCGCGCTCGGCATATTATCAAGCGCGGATTTATCCACATCCATTGTCAATCTAGCCGTTTTCATGTCTAATATTTCGGCATTTAACTGCTTTATGACTGTTTTCATTTGCTCTCTTTATACCAGTTCACCGCACCAGCCGGATTATTGATAACTCTTAAAAGTTCTTCGTTGGGCATGTCTTTCACGTCCATCACTCTGCCGCCGCTATAGCATTTCACAAAATCGTTCGGGTCAATGTTTGCATTTCGGAAAATTTCGACAAACTGCATGAGATAATCGTTTCGAATATCGAAAGGCGTTGTTTTCTTTTCTTCTTCATCTGCAATAGCAGATGGACGTTCTTCATATTTCGTATCGTTCAACTGCTCGTATACGTCAGCCGCGACGCCAATATACTTTAGCGCGTTTCCCAGTGCATCAGTCAAGCACATTTTGTAAGCCTCGTCATTGGCGTACAAGCCGTTTCTTTCTCTTTTGACGATAAAGTCCCCACCCATGCCATATACAGGGTTAGACCATTCGTCACCGTTTCGGGTATATACCGCGACGGTCATAAATAACATAACCTCGCCAGTGTTGATGGTAACTGTATTCTTTTCGGTAACTTCAAATTTCCATCCAATTCCGCACATACCATAAATCTCTGTCATAAGAGAGATTTTCCACTGCGGGTTAATGTCACTCTTACCTTTGAGACGCCCAGCGCCGATTGGCTTTAATACTCTGTCCGGTACATGACTAGCGGCGGCATATCTTTCATCAATTTTCTTCTTTTCCATTTTCCATTCTTCCTCTCATCATCGAATAATTAAAATATCGGGATTTCGCGTGAGCGCACATCCCTCGACCGTTTCACCGGATTTAAGCGCTTGCTTAATTCGCATAACATCGGGTAAAAACTTGCTTTCTTTTCCGTATCGTCTTGGGATTTTATCTTCATTTAAGATTTCCACTTTTAAAGGCGATTTTCGCCATGCAATGACCGCTTGCCCATCCTCAAACGTTTCCCCGTACCCGTATTTTTTGATAATGTACTCAAACTGTTTTCTCTTTGATTCAGCAGACTTGGCTCGCTTTCCGAAAGATTCAGATTCAGCTTTTAAGGCGTTCTCTTTAGCTTTGAGATTCTTAATCTCTTTCGCCAGTGACAACATGATATTGCTCTTTTTTAGATTGAGCTTTTCAAACTCATCTGTAAGCAATTCGCCCGTCTCGCTATTCACTAGCTCGATTTTCGGGTTCTCGTCATCGCCGACGTTAATTTCAACCGCCTTTTCAGCAATGGCGGTTATTTTTTCATTGGTATCATAGAGTAACCCCATATCATTTCCCTTTCTATAAGGTTTAACTTAACCTTACGACTATAGTCTAGCATTGGTATTGTTTTATGTCAAGTACAGATTTAAGTTAATTTCAAAAGTCAAAATAATGCTTTCTTTCAACGCGAATAACTAATTCTTGCCCCGGACGAATGTTGCAATCCATGCCAATTCCATTATCCCTGATAACGTTATCGACCAATTCTTGCAAGTTATCTTCATCCGTTGCGACCTTCGCGCAGATTCCCCACACTGTATCGCCTTCACCCACGATTTCGCGGTATTCAATGCGTTCAGTTGATGGATTATAAGCGCATGCAACAGCAGATACCGCCGCCCCAGCCATGATAAATGCTAATTCTTTAATCATCTTTTCATTTCCCCCAGTCTATCAAGGTAACTTGTCTTTTTCTCGATATTTACGTACTCAGATAACTTTTTATCTGCACTGTCTTTCTCAATAAACCATGCCGTGCCGCGCTTTAAAGCGGGTAGTTCTTTGTCTTTAGCCATCGACCGCAACGTCGTTACTGGCAAGCCGATATATTTTGAATAATCGGCAATTTTCATGAATTTCATAATTCAACATCCTCTTATAATTCAATATCCTCAATCTTGCACTCATACACCTCACACAGCCGGATTAAATTTTTCACCGACATGTTTCTTGGTTTCTTTTCCCATTTGCAGATTTGTTGCGGTTTAACACCGATTTTTTCACCCGCTTCCGTTTGCGTCATTCCGCGCTGGATTCTCATAGCCTTTAACTTAATTTTCAACTTTCATTACTTCCTTCCTGTAATCTCTGAATATAATTATATATCAAGTTAAACTTAATATCAAGGGGAATTTTGAATTATTACTTTATGAGATTGCTTACTTGGCACAAAAGTTTAATGTTTAAGTTGATTTTAAAGGTAAGATAAAATATAATAGTAAAGAGGTGATAAAAATGGCAATCAAAAGAGGAACAGAATCTCCCGAGCTTATGAAACAATTTGTTCAAAATCTTCGTTCAGTGTTAGCAGTACGCGAATTAAGCAATAATGCGTTCGCTAAACTCATGAGTGTTTCGCCCACTACTGTATCTTATTGGCTTAACGGGAAAAACTTTCCTGAAATGAACCGTATAAATCAAATGTCAGAAGTTTTAAACTGCTCTATATCCGAGCTTCTTCCAACAGATGACGCGCCAAAAATGGTGAAAATTCCTGTACTTGGAAGTGTCATTGCAGGCATTCCGATTTCTGCAATTACTGATATTTTAGGATACGAGGAAATTCCTGAACATTTAGCACGCACTGGCACTTTCTTTGGACTTCGTGTAAAGGGAAATTCAATGGAACCTGAAATGCGTGAAGATGATATTTTAATTGTCAAGAAAGAAAGCACAATCGAAAACGGAGCTATCGGTGTTGTCTTGTTCGATGGTGAGGACGCAACTGTAAAAAAGGTCATGAAATCAAAAGAAGGAATTACGCTGGTTGGTTATAATGTCACTGTATACCCGCCGCACTTCTACTCTAACAATGACATTATGGAACAGCGGATTCAGATTATTGGTCATGTCATTCAGATTAGGCGTAACCTATTATGAGTTCCATTTACTTTGAAAAGGAACGGGGTAAATACCGTGCGGCGTTCATTACTCCTGCGGGAAAGCGCGTGACAAAACGATTCAAGACAAAAGAAGAAGCAGAGGACTGGGTATCGGTGAACCGCATGCAGGTAAGAAGTGGCGGTTTTGTTGAACCTAACAACATTCCTATTGGTGAATGGATATTAAAGTATTTAGAACTATACAAAAAGAATGTTAAGCCATCCACGTTTACCGATTATCTCATTGTTGCGAAAATGCTTGAACCATTGTCTAAACTTCCGCTAAATGCAGATAATACCATGCTTTTTCAGGAATATTTCAATAACTTAGCTCTCCGATACTCTCAAAATACAATATTGAAAGTAAAAAATTTTTTGTCCGAATCAATGAATCGTGCTGTGTTTTTAGGATTAGCTAGTAAGAACTGCGTGAAAGGTGTTGTTCTTGCGCCCATCGTGAAAACGCCTGTTGAATCTTTTACAAAAGAGGAAATCAAAAAGATTATTCAGGCATCCAAAGGAGAGAAAATGTATCCACTTATCATGCTTGCAATCTTCACTGGTATGCGTATTGGTGAAATTTGCGCTCTCAAATGGATTGATTACGACGGGAAGTATATTCATATAAGGCGCACAATATCCGGGGAAAAGTTGGGTTCAACAACAAAAACGCCGTCCTCCTCTCGTGATGTAATACTGCCGGACAATATAATAGCCATCATTAACAAAATGCCGCACGATTGCGAGTTTATCTTTCATAGCCGTTCAGGTCATTTCTATTTTTATCGTTGTGTTTATAATGTATGGGGCAGAGTTTTAAAAAGGGCTGGCTTGCCTTACAAAAAATTCCATGCTTTGCGTCACACTCATGCGTCACAGTTAATTGCGGCTGGTGTTCCAGTAACAGAGGTTGCAAAAAGGTTGGGGCATTCGAATGTTAGCACTACGCTTTCTGTTTACTCACATGCTATTAAAGGCGCAGATGAAAAAGTGTCCAAAGTTGTTGAGAATATATTCTGCCCCCAATCTGCCCCCAGTTCCTAATATTATTTTGCTCCCATGCATCAAAAAAGTCAGTGATTACCGAATGTTTCCCGGCTCACTGACTTTTTATTTCTATTATTCTAACATATTTGGGAAATGGGAAGAAGGGTTTAAGGGTTAGCCCGTGGGGCGTGCCGTCCCTTGATGATTTGCGAAAGAGGTTCAGCAGGTTCTATAGGTTCAACGGGTTCAATGGCTTCAACGGGGGTGGTGCGGCGCATTTCGTCATCCTGAGCAGCGAAAAACGTCGTATGTTAAGGAAACGCTGATTAAAAATGGCTTATCTGAAAACAGGAGAACTGAGTCGAAGGATCTAAGCGCCGCGAAGAATGGAGAATAGCCTAAAATGCGTTCCCCCTTGGAGAAGGGGGCGGCCAAAGGCCGGGATAGACTGCCTCGAAGAGGCAGAATACGGCAGAACGGCCAGCGAGTGATAGGAGAGATGGCTGGAAGAACGGTCAACGCATGTGCTCTGCTGACCGCTACGGTGAATTGTGCCCCTGCGGGGCACACTATCCTGCGCCTTTGGCGCGGCCCTTCTTCAAGGACCTGTTCCGCTGGAGGGATGGCGGTATTCTCATATCGTAAGTGGTATTCAAGTCCCCAGTCACGTCTATAGTGAGTTCGCGTTCAGCGCCATCGTCATTTCAAGCGAAGCCGAGAAATCTTTATCGGTATTCATCTATCTCACATATTTCCCAAGGGAAACGCTGAACCCATCACAGCAAAGAAGCGATGTGAAATAACGATCATCTCATTTTCGCGTTCAATCTGCCGTGGGGGACTTGCAACTCTCATAGGAGTGACCGGGAAACCTTATCCCAGCTGTCTTTCATGCAATAGTCACCCTATCCGCCCCTGCGGGGCACCTTCCCCTAGAGGGGAAGGCTGCGA